AATCCTTTCCACAATCCCTCCCATGCTGGGGGTACCGCAAATCCGGGAAACAGTGGAAATCCCGGAGGTACCGGCAGTTTGGTGGTCCTGACCCGAGGAATCACCACGCACGTCGCATCCTCGAACCTGACCTACGTGGAGGACTTGGATGACTGATACCGATTACAGTGGTAGAATTACTACTAGAATTTCATCTGTATCCGAGTATTACAGGAGCCCCAGAATGCCCTACGAGTTTTCGATGCTTGCCCCCGAGGACATCGCGCAAGAGACGGCTCGAGTCCAGAAGGAACTTGAGCGCCAGTTGTACGGCGCCATTCTGAAATTGGGTGTGGACCCCAAAGAGTATGACACCGCCACGCACGTCGTTCCGGAGGATGAGACGACACCCGATTATCAGACGAAACTGGACATTGCGCGAATCCTGAGCAATCTCGCATTCATCGAATCCCTCTAAGTTTCGGCGCCGTGCGCCGAGAATATGTTAGGCTCCCTAGTCATGGAACAAATGGATGTTGCGCCGTGCTTGACGGTGTTCGAGAACGCGTTCAAACCGCAAAATTTCATTGAGTTGCTTGAGGACGAATGCAGGCAACAGTGGGGTTATGCCTCCTGGTATCTGACGTACGTCGGCTCCGAAGGTAAGCAGCGTCAGCAAGTCAATTACAGGTCGTCCCTCGCCTGCGAACTTCACCCCCTTTTGGTGCCTATCGAGCAGATTGCCGAGCCGAGAATAATTCCGCTGGCGAAACTTTGGCAATCAATCCACTCCGATTTGCAGACATGCGTTTGGTCGTACCGAAACGCCTACGACCTGGAGGTCAGCCGTGACGAAGGTTTCGCTTGCCTGAAATACGGCCAGGGTGCCGAATATCGAGGGCACGTCGACCACGCCCCACAAAATCAGCGAGTTTTTTCCATCGTTGCCTTCGTCAACGACGATTTTGACGACGGGGAATTGGTGTTTCCTCATTTTGATGTATCAATCAAACCGAAGGCTGGTTCCGTCGCGGTATTCCCGTCAAATTTTCCTTATTATCATTTTGCGAGACCAGTCGGAACGACGAACGACACCGACACGAAGTATTCCCTGGTGACATGGTTTAGGTAGCAACGTGCTTCCGCGAGTGTGCATAGTCGGTTCGGGAACCTCGGGGTTGGTCGCGGCGATTCTTTTGAATTCTCTTTTTCCCAAAATGCAAATCACCGTGATTTCATCGAAGGAAATCGGGATTATCGGCGTCGGGGAAGGCTCGACGGAGCACTGGCGCCAATACTTCCAAGAACCCTGCGGCATAGACGTCAACGAGATGATTCGCAACACCGCCGGAACGCATAAATACGGCATAAAATTCGAGAACTGGACCACCCATACCCCGGCTTATTTCCACAGCGTGAGCGGAGAGGGATTCGGTCCGAATTTTTTCAACGCGACGTATTCATTCGCCCATTTCAATGACTGGCTTCTGACTCCGGCGATGATTACACATCTCGACAACAACAAAATCGTCGACGACAAGGACAATCCACACAGAACGACTAATCAATTTCATTTCGACACATTCAAACTGAATTCGTATTTGACGGCGACGGCGGCCGACAGGAACGTCACTTTCGGCGAAGGCAAGGTGGCGAAAATTGAACGAAACCCAGAAAACGGATTCATAACGGCGATAATCACCGACACGAAACTAAAATGCGAAGCCGATTTTTTCATTGATGCCAGCGGGTTCAGTCGCGTCCTCATGTCAAAACTCACGGACAACGACGAATTCGTGAGTTACAGAAAGTACCTTCCCTGCGATTCAGCGGCGGTATTTCCGACCCCACCCGACGAGTCGGGGAACATTCGCCCCTACACGAGGGCCCGGGCCATGCCGAATGGTTGGATGTGGGAAATACCCACGCAAGAGCGACGAGGCAACGGCTACGTATTCGCATCGGACTTTTGCAGCGACGAACAGGCGGTCAGGGAGTTGTCGGAGGCGCACGGTCGCCAGATAGAACCAGCGAAAATAATCCGTTTCAAGTCCGGTTACTTCAAGAACGCAGTCCTGTTCAATTGTGCAAGTATTGGACTGTCGAGTTCTTTCGTTGAGCCGCTGGAGGCGACGGCAATCACGACCAGTATCCAGCAAGCGCGAATGATTTCAACGATGCTCCCGACCTTTCACATCGGCAACAAGGCGCAGGTCAGGCAATACCAACAGCGATACGAGAGTCTGTTGGAAAATATAGTGACCATGATTTCTCTGCATTATATTTCCGACAGAACCGATACCGAGATGTGGCGGGCTCAACAAAGCGCCGAAATCCCGGAAACATTGTCACAATTGTTGGCGTTGTGGAAGGAGAGAATGCCGGAACAGTTTGACGTTCCGGTTTTCGGCTACGAGATGTTCGGCTCGGCGCATCTGTGGCACGTCGCGCAAGGTCAAGGCATACTCGACAAAAACGTAGCACTCGCTCAATTGAACGCATACTTGTCGCATTCTGCTTGCTCAAAGACGTTCGCCAACAAGAAAGCAGAGCAGGCCAAAACGAGGAAAATCGACCATGCGCTTGTTTTCAAGACGTAATCGCCCGACAATCAAGCCGGGGATATGGGAAAATTTGCCAGTCCCAAAGCCGAACGAAATCTTCGCCGCACCGGTGGACAATCGCCTGTGGCATCCGAAACTCGCCCTTCGGACCAGCAGGAGTCGAACACCCGATTGGTTCAGGGACCTTCCCCACGGAGAATTGAGCCTAAAGCGATGTTACGGCGTCGCCGACTTCCTGAGAACCGGGTACGTCCTCCCGTTGTGGGCGACCTTGGATGTCAGGCTACCAATCAACAAACTTAACACCCGATGGGACGCGAGATTCGACGGGATTGCATCCGAACTGTTCAGGGTCGAATCGCTCAGCGAGAAGGACAAGCAGTATTTTTTCAGCCAACACGCCCTGTCCAATAATCAATTTGGGTCTCAACAAACTGGCGGCGATTGTCCGGTGGCGCATAAAAAACCGCGAGAATCTTCCTACCTCAAATTGCCGACGCCGTGGGTGGTGAGGACCGCGCCGGGTTGGTCGTCGTTGTTCTTGCCAGTGCTATGGGAACCCAATGAAAATTACGAAGTGCTGGGCGCGGTGGTGCACACGGACTACTATCCGAACGGGAATCTGGTGATGAACATACTCACGAACCAACCATTCAGAATTGAGGAGGGAACGGTGATGCAGCACATTATCCCGTTCAAGCGAGACGCTTCCATACTCGATACGGAGGTTTTGAGGGGCGACGAATCCGCGCACAAATTATTGCACAATACGGGGTTCGGCGCGGTATTCACCGGCAAGGAGGACATGCACGGCGGCTACAAGCGCGAACAAAAACGATTAGACAATGAGATGAACTGATGTACCGCGTCGTATTTCTCCCGGAGGATGCCGCCGTCGAGGATGCATATTCCCTGGCGTCGGAATGGGGATTGAGCATTCAGCACGGAGATTCACCGAGAACAGAACCGTTGGACTTCGACCGCTCGAAAATTCAGATTCTTTCGATACCGATAGACAAAGGCTTCGAATACGAAAAGGCAACATTCCGAACAAATGAACCGATTTCAATTAAATACAGCAACGACCACGAGAACGTCAAAGATTATTCATTTTTCATGAGACCGGACGGCATCAGGGTCGGCAAAACCTGGTCCGTTCCCTCAATGTTGATGGATGACCATAGGGCCGTCATGAACATCTCCGTCTCCTTCCCCGGAAAATATGAACTCGTTTCGGTGAGAGACGGAATCGAACAGGATACGGTCACCTTGATAGTTTTGGGACCGAACGACGACGCCGAAGGGGTTGATGAATGATTGAACACATAGGTCACAAATCAACCCACATCGCCGTAGTGCCCGACATTGTTTCTCCGGATGTCTGCAACGACCTCCTGGAGGCTTGTCGGAAGGATTGGGAAAAATTGTTTTACCCGGGTCCAACGCTCGCCGGCGTCGACCCGACGATAAAACTTACAATGGACTTCGATTTCAGCGGACATCAAGCGGCCGAAAAGGGCGCAGATTATGCGACTTACCAATACCCGGAAAACAAAATAGCGGAATCGCTGCGAACATCAATATCCCTATACCTTGAGGCATATTCGGAACTAAAGGCCGCGCCGAGTTTAAGGGATTCGGGCTTTCGCCTACAACGTTACACGAAAGGTTTCGGCTTTTACCGTTCCCACCACGACGGCGCTCCGTGGGACCCGGAGCCGACATGCAACAGAATTCTGGGAATCGTGATATATCTCAACACCGTCGAGCGCGGCGGCGAGACGTGGTTCCCGCTGCACGACGTGAAGGTCAAGGCTCGCGCTGGCTCGATAGCGATTTTCCCGGCCACATGGACACATCCGCACCAATCGTGCGTCCCAATTTCATCGGACAAATGGATAGTCAGTTCCTTCATACTGTCCGATAAGCGACCCCCATCGGTCAACGAACCGCAACAGTCGAAATCCGTCCCCGACGCTCCCGTCACGCTGATTGACACCAATCCGGAAAACCAAAGTGCGCAACACGATGCCGACCAATGATTTCCCCATTCTGATTAGACAACTCGTCCCAGACGAGGGCATGCGACGACGGTTCAGTTCCCACCATAGAGGGATGGAAACGTATAGAGACGAGGATTGGGCGAGAATGTCAAACGACATTCCACTCATTCCGCAACTCTGCAACCCCAAGGTAGATGTTTCTTTTTGGTCAATTATTTATGATTGTGCGAAACGGTATTTTCCCGAGGAGGCAGTCGCCTCTTACTGGAAGTGGGTCAAGTACTCCCCGTTGTTGGGCAACCCGAAACTTCCCCCACACGTGGACCTGAACGCGTGCACCTTCACGATTGACCTACAATTGGACGGAAATATCGATTGGGAACTGTACGTGGAGGGTACGCCCTATCTCATGCGTAACGGCGATGCGCTTTTGTATATGGGTTCAGACCAGATGCACTGGCGCCCCAAATACCCCAGCGAAAACATAAAATCGTATCTGGAAATGTGCTTCATTCATTTCGTCGAACCAGGGCATTGGTACCACCTCAAGGGGCCTCGGCACATAAATTCGGACGAAGTGCGGCTTCCGTGGAAAGAAAAGATGCTAGGGTTGCTGGCGCAATACAAATGCGATACTTTCCAACCGCTCGGCGACGAGGAGAACTTCAATGGATACTAAAACACTCAGGAGATTGGCAAAGCAGTACGGCATTCCCGAAACCGAGGACATACGCGATTGCATACCCGTGCCGCAAAGTCCGGACGATTGGCTTTTTGCGCCGGTCTTGAAATGGGTGAAGGAAAAACTCGGACTTGATTAAGCCCAAAGACATCGCCGAGATATCCAAGCAGTGGTTCACTCGTTCATACTGGAACAGGGTCAACACCATTGAGGCATGGGCATTCGCAACCAAAATATGCATCATTTTTCCGGGGTTGCTCTTCGGCAAGCAGTGGTGGTGGTTGTATATTTTCGCCCTTCTTTCGAGTTTGGCGCTCGTATTGACGTCGACCATAAAAACCCTTCCGACGATTATTTGGTTCAACATCGCCTGGATTTGCTTAGCCATCCTGTCGATTGTTAAGCACTTCACAGGGTTCGGGTCGTGACCGAAACGATTACTTTATATTGGGCACCTGCACACGGACTCGGTAGTCAATACGATTATTGCCACCTGTACCCCGAGCCGCTAACCCTGTACGAGGAATTGACGCCCTACAAAGCCGACCTGAAAGACAACCGAGACGATTACCTTCGTTGCCCGGCGGTGAGCAACAGGCTGAAAAAAACCTTCGTGTTTCGCTCGGTCACGAACACCAATGTTCGGGTAATTGACCAATCGCACGTTTCGTACGAAATCACCTCGAATGACGACCAGCGAAGACATCAGACGACGGTGGAGTTACTGCACAAGCAAACCCTGAACAATCACCTGTTATTGAATTATTCGCATCCGGTTATTTTCTTTACGGACGTGGAATCGCTGACGGTCTCCATCACGGCACCGTTCTTTCAAAAGACCGCGCACTCCCAATACGGAGTCATCGTACCCGGGGAGTTCGACGTCGCCAAATGGTTCAGACCCATGAATTTTGAATTTCAATTATGGGAAGGCGTCAATGAATTGAGGGTGCCCGTCGGGGACCCGCTCGCATATTTTGAGTGTCAGACCGATGCGAAAGTCGTGTTGAGAAAATTCTATTTGACGCCGCATTTGAACAAATTGTCCAGTTCGCTGATACACGTGCAACCCCACCGACGCTTTGCCAAACTAAAAGAAAAGTACCGTCTGTTCGAACAGGCAAAATTGAGCAAAGGAATACTCAGGGAGATTCAAGCAAATTTGATGGATTAGGACTTGATTGTTCTATCGGCGAAATTCAACCCGCTGAATTCCTCAAACTCCCGCAACGTCCTCGCGGAACCGAGCGCGCCTTCCCCGATTCGTCGGTCCGTAAATATCGACAAGTACTCCGCTTTGGATGCGGCGTCCAATTCGCCCCACAAAGCGGGGAAGTCAGTCCACACATGATGTCTGCGGGTTTTGTGGAATGGCTGATTGGAATGATACAAATGCCAGACGTTAGGCGCCAGCGGCATCACCAAATCGAACCCGTGAGTGAACGCCCTGGCCGCGATTAGTGGCTCCTCCCCCCAAAAGGCTATCTTCTTGTTGGGCTTTATGGAAGCGAATTCGCCGAGCGTAAATATGAACCCGCCGGAAACGGAGGCAACGTAACCACACAGCGGTTCGACGTGAACTGCGGTTTGGGACGGAATGAGAGTTTCGGCGAATTGCTCGGGCTTTTCGCGGAAACTTATTCTGGCGTTGCTGAAGTTGTGGTCGTCCCTCGGCATCTCGTTTCCGTGGTCGTCATATCCGTAGTGTGGCGGATATTGACTTATCAATGGTTTGTCTATGCCGAGTTTTTTGTATCGGTCGATTGTTTCAATCAACGTCGAATCCCAACCGCGCGCGAATCGCATGTGCGAATCTATTTGCAGGTAATAGTCTTCGCCGTCGTAAAATTCGTTGGCTATGTATCTCGCGGTCTGCAGACCTATATTTTGCGGCGCGATGCTCTCGTGGTAACTCACCCGGACCGAAGAACGTTCCGGTTTTGGTCTCTCTGTTTCGCCGGCAAAAAGCAAACAATTGTGGATGCCGAAATGCAGGGGATATTTCCCGGAGGACTTGTCGATTGCGTCGGCTACCGTCTTGGTTAGTTCCCAATCTCTGTATGCCGGTATCTGAATGAATACCGACATGTCATCGGTTTTCTTTTGTTCTCATTTGTCTATCGGACCCCATTTGTCTATCGGACACTTTGCGGCCGCTAGTTTTGTTTTGAGATTCATGAGACATCCGCATTCTTTGCACTGTTTCGTAGCCCTGAATAATCGGGGGCACTCCTCGCATATCGCCATGCGGCGATTGGCGGTTTCTTCGTCGGCGTAATTATTGGGATTGACGACGTCCCAGGGTCTTGTGTTGCCGAGTTTCTTTTTGTATTCCTGCCAAGCAGACATGTTTACTCACTCGGAGGAATGAAATTCGTGCCGTCGTATTGCCAGCCCGTGCTTGGGCTTACCCGTCCGCGCAAATCGCCCGTGATTTCCACAATTATTGGCTGCGACTGCATACAGGCAATAATCCGCTCCGAGCGTTCGTGAACTTGGAATATGTGCACATGCCCAACTTCCCCATCTACGACATAAGCAAAAAACTTGTAGTCGTCTGGATTGTCGGCTGCAACTTGGATGATATCGCTCATGTTTTGTTCTCCTGAAGTGTTCGTATTTACAACGTCAAAATACTAGCAATACGGCGGACCGCACTCGACGCAGAATAGGAAGCACGCCAACGATGGACATCCAGCCTTGTCGTATTGTTGATAACGGGTCGCTTCACAACACCCGCAAATTCCAAACGGATTGTCGTAAGCCTCAATGACCGGACCAGGGCTGTAACCCTCCAAAGAACTGCAGTTACCGTCGCAAACCGGCGGCGGCAGTGTTGTGGTCGTCGTAGTGGTCGGCGCAGCAGTAGTGGTAGTGGTAGTGGTAGTGGTCGGCGCAGCAGTAGTGGTAGTGGTAGTGGTCGGCGCAGCAGTAGTGGTAGTGGTAGTGGTAGTGGTCGGCGCAGCAGTAGTGGTAGTGGTAGTGGGCGCAGCAGTAGTGGTAGTGGTAGTGGGCGCAGCAGTAGTGGTAGTAGTAGTGGGGGCAACTGGTGTCACACACGCCTGCGCGGAAGAATCCGAATTCACCCCGTACGGAGTTTCCAGAGCGACAGTGAAACAGTATTGCGTACCATTGGACAGACCCGTAACCGTGATTGAGTTACAGGGGGAAGAACACGTTCCAGATACGGCACCCGCAGTCGCCCGATACGTTCCCGAATTGTTTTTGCCGCGATACGTGGACTCGGTGAACGATACAGTCGCCTGACCGTTGCCCGCAGAAGCACCGCCAATGGTCGGCGTCGTCGGCTTCTTGCCCTGGCTAGATGTATTGCCCGGAATCACGAGGCACTCAAATCACCCATCAGCATCCAGACGTTCGTATCGGCGCACTTCAGGAGTGTCGCCGACGAATACTGCGCCCTCAAGAATTTGCCCGGAGTGGCATAGATGAATACGGCGCCAGATTCCCCGACAACTTCCAAAGTGCCCGACCCGTATCTGATGATATGAATTTGCGCGCCTTCGGGAAAATTTGCGGTGTCCTGCAAGGGAACCGTGATGGTTCTGTTGCTTGACGAATTCATTTTGATGAATTTGTTTTTGTCGGTCAATACAAGCGAATAATTGGCGGTTTTCATGTTGATTGTGGCATCTGCCAGTTTGCCCAATTCAATCGCCGCCGCCGCGTTGATGTCGGCGTTGACGATTGCGCCGTCGGCGATTTTCGCCGATGTCACGGCGCTGTCGGCGATTTTCGCCGATGTCACGGCACTGTTGGCGATTTTTGCAGTTGTCACAGCATTATCTTCAACCGTAAACTGGTCAGCCGATTGCCATTGTGACCCGTTGTAATATTGAATTTGGTTTAATGGCGTTGTGCCATCTGACTGATACTGTACGAAACACACCATTCCCGGAGAAAGAGACGGTTTTCCACTACCCCCAACAGAAATGGGCACCCCATCACCAAATGCAGAATCCCTTGCTGACGCTGTTAAAAATTTCATGATTACCTGAGACATGAAATAGCCATTTACGTCATCAGCAGAAAGAACGTCCCCCTGAATAAATAATTTTGTACCCAAACCCGGCATATATTCTCCTAATCAATTTTACTAGTCACGTTATTAATCTAATGGAAAGTTTGAGCCGATAACACCGAGGGATATGTCGTCAAGTGTAAATAAAAAAATATTCTCTGTTGTGTGAGTTATTTTATATCCCATTGGTCTTGCTTTTTCTATGGCGCGAAGAACCAAAGAACTTGAATCTCCAGCATTTGCGACATCAAGTGTCTCATTCGTCAAAGTTTTTATACTAATAGAAAAAGGGTCACCACCAAAATATGGTGTCAAAGCCACTACACGAGTTGACGGTTCCCCATTTTTCGTTTTTATTAATACTTGCCTAGCTGAATCAATCATTGCTTCCCTGGTGCCACCATTGCTTCCATAACGCCTAGTCCTCAACTGCCATTCAATAAAGTCCCTAGATAAAAAATGATTATCAAAATAATAACTACCGTTGTCGCTTTGGATATTTTTGATAACATTCTCACCAGTAAATTGAGAAATCCAAGGAACATATTCATCTCTAACTTTTGACACGTCAACAAGAGAACTTTCTGTCCAGTAATCTGAAATCCATTCGGGATTTTTTAGCTCTTCTATTTCAAATCCATACATTGCGCCGTATTCAATTCTTGTGTCACCGATAGAATGTGTAAGAGCATCTATAAATTTAAAAAATGGAAATGACGGAGCAGAAGATTGAGAATCAAATTCCCAATAAAAATCTGAAAGATATCTTCTTATTAATCCAATAATAGGATTATTATTAAAAGCTAAATCATGAATAAGATGAGGACATGTAAAAAATATCGGTCGCTGTGAATGTCCTGATATTGTTAATTCTATTGTTGCTGTATGATTTGTGTCGTCGTCTTCAACTGTAGCAATATTTGACTGAATAGCATTGTATTTTCCACTTGATAAAAATTGCTCGTTTGGCTGAACTGAGGAATCATTATCTATATATAATTTGCACGATGTTGAAATTTGGGAATCGCATTTAATTTTTGAATTAAAGGACAAAACTCTACCGTTATCGCTCAAAAACAAATCTACATTTTGAAGTTTTATTGTTACCGGATTAATATTCGCCGGGTAAACGGCAATCACATATCTAGACGAAACAACAAAATCAGTTGAAATTAATTCAGAGGTAACAGTATTTTGTCCCGATACAGCAGTCCATGAAGTTGACAAATCAGCAACCAAAACGTTATTGTTGGCTTCATCATAATTCAACAATGCATCATTGTTCGGCAATAAATTAAATACTACAGGCATTTATTCCACATCCCAAACATTAAATGTCAAATTAAGATTTTCTGCTGCGATTATTGGAAGTGTTCCTTTATTAAGAAATAACAAATCGTCTCCATGTTTTGGCAACCAACCTTTACCAACTGAAGAAATAATTATGTCATCAACATAAACAACCCCAGGAGTAGAAGCAATAAGCGAAATTATTTGATTTTTTCTAACTCTGTCTAATGCAAACGGATAATTATTTGGGCTTAAATAATCAATCAGTATGTTTTGAATAGAAATTTCAACTTCATCCACATCATAACTTTCGTCAACCACTACTGTTCCCTGTATATTGAAAGTTACCAATGTTGGGTTAAGTATTTCAAATGTTAAACCAGCAACTGATTTTGAGCGAACATCTGAAAGAATTTGACTCTTTTGTAAATTTGTTAAAAAATCATTTAATCCATAAGCAAAAATAACAACATATCCAGCTGCCTCCACCCCAGCATATGCAGAAGCTGTAACGCTTGTGCTTGCAGTGTTTGCTGCAACTTTATTGAATGAAAAAGTCGTATCTCCAGTAGCAACAATTTCATGAGTTCCATTAAATGTTGCACTAGCCGAGTTTCCAAAAATTGTTATATCAACAACGTCGCCCACTACATAAAGATGATTTTCTTCTGTGTTTACAGTTGCAAGATTGTTATTTAAAAAGATTGTGTCTATGCCAAATTCTCTATTTACTGTTATATTTTTTGTTTCTGCTTGACTATTTTTTGTCAAATCATAAGTTTTTACTCTACTAATAATGTCCGGATATGAAGTCAAAAGATATGCATCAACCTGGCTATCTTTCGTTAGGGCAGACGTCAAAGAGCGAAGATACGTTGCCGATTTTGACAAATAATCTTCATCCGTATCAGCATTTATTCCGTTTAAAAAATTATTTGGAGTATTTGTTATACATGATTGAATAGACAAACCAGAGGAAATAATCTTTAACTGTAAATTATCATTAATTGGTGGAACAATCCCGCCCTGAAGGCAAACAAGAGTTGTGGATGCAGATGGATAATTTTGTGTTATTTCTAAATCAACTTCGTCTATTTCAAGCATTTCTGTTGTTAGAAATGCAATTTCAATTAACTCATCTTCAAATGTTGTCTCATAACTAAAAACTGTACCTGCTGGAATTATTCCACCGGCATATGTATTTAGCGTTATGGTTGCGTCAACAACAGCTGGAACAGATTCTTGCCGTGAATATCCAAAAATTGAAATTATCCCAGCCATTAATCTATTGGGAAGTCTGTTTATCGCAGCAATATTTAGTGAAGAAATATAAGCCATTGCCTGAAATATTGCATCTTCCGGCGTTCCTGTTCTTAAATTGAATTCCGGAAGAGCCAATCGCGCAATTTCCAGAGCGTCCCTATATATATCTCCCGGCTCTTTGTCAAAAATTTTCAAATTGATATATTCTGCAAAATCTGATGGCATAGTTTATTGTCTTTCTATTTCGAATGAAAATGAAATGTTTACTTTTGAATCTATACTTTCCGACGTTGATATATCAATTATCCGAATCTCCGGAACGTATCTGGCCGCATTTAATATAAACAAACCTTTATCTATTGTTCTAAAAACTGGGTCATATGAACCAAATTGCGGAGTCATTGGATGTGTTAGTGGTTCCGTAAGTATCGAAATTGACAAAAGTTGTGAGTAGTATTCGTAACTCCCTTCCGGTAATTTTTTTAACCCAGTTGAGTCAAATTTTAATGGAAATTGAATCATGTCCATAACTGTTAATCCGTTTGTTTAAAAGATTGAAGATTTATATTTCCTAGCTGTAAAGCAGAACGCAAAGAATTTATTTGGTTTTGCAGTTGGTCAATAAGCAAGTTAAATTTTTCTTTACCAGCAAATGTATCCTTTTTTAATTTTTCTGTTCCAAACACAATAATTTCTTTGAAAAATTCATCTGTAAAAGTACACACAGCAGAATCACCAAATGACAGTTTATTTCTTGTTGTCGTTCCTATTGGCAATACAGGGCCGAATGAAACATTTATTTCGTGTATTAGTACGGTCACCCTCCCAACAGAATCAACACTTTCGACTGTACATGAATAAAATCTTCCGGGTTGCAGCGGATGCGACGAAGCTTTATCTGTAGAAATAATATCTGGTCTTTTATTTTTTAATGACATCTATTTACACTCCCAACCTACTAACAATTTTACTAAATCCATAGTGAATCCGAACCCCCGGGGGTATTTGGTATTGTTCCCAACCCACCCACTGAATTTGCATATTGCGGAAACCTGTGTTTTAAAACAAGCGTTTGCTGCAATGAAATTAATTTTGCATAATCTCTTGCATTTCTAATTGCGTCCTTTTTGGTTGTTCCACGAAGAACCCCAAGATGTTTTCCCGAACCCTCATACCCACCAGCATTCCAAAATTTTTGCTCCACCTCTTGAAGTGAATTTTCTAAAGTTACAGCAACGTTGTTTTGAGTGTAGATTAGTGGCAAAAGAATTGCCCTATATTCACTGCCATACGGTTCCGTAATTGTGTAGGAATAAATTGTTTTTGGATTTTCGTTTCCATCCGGCAGAACTGGTCTGGTATATAAATCTAAATTGCCGGCATAGATAAGACTATTTCTATCCCCAGTGCTTTTTTCTGTAATTTTGTCGTTTGTTATTAAATTTATAAAGGCTGGATAAGCAATTGTCAAATCAGCATATTCCATTCTGGGATATCTGTCTAATTGACCGGCGGCTTGTGGAAATGGAAATAGTCTTGCGTCTTGTCTTATTCCAGATTGTGATTGCCCTGCAGAATTTCTTGTTTTATCCTGAACAGCTCTTACTGAAATTTCCGTGTCTGCATATGTTTGTATATATCTGATTCCGACTGGCAATTCTTTCTTTTTGTATTTTTCTTCATCTCTTTGTTGTGTTCTAAATGTTACGCTAACCGGGTCTGGGGCCATTTCATTGTAACTAACACTGTCAATCAAATAGTATCCAGACATCCACGGTATGTTTCCAACATATGCGGTCATTCCTGGACGTATTTGTGTTCCGTTTATTCTTTCGACAGTGCAACTTCCGTCAGCTTCGCGAGGGTCGTTGTCAGATTTTGTTATTGATGGATGTTCTGTTAAATTGAAAATTCCCTCTCTGCCAATATAATTTTCTCCGCTATTTGGAAACTGCAAAGATATAAAACGAACAGTCTTATTTACTGTTTCTTTTTTTACTTCTGTTACTGTTTTGTAAATTGGAGAATTTTTTCCCTTATCTTCTTCGTATCCAATAAGAACTTTTTTGGTTACTTTTTTGTTTTTTGTTTTTGGGATAACCATTGAATTATTTCCCCACTTGTCAATAAGCCATTCTTCTGAACCAAAAATTAAAAGACCGTCAACTTCAAACAAAACAAATTTTGCATCGTCTGATAATCTTTTCATTATGTCCCACAGGGAGTCGGCTTGCTTGTTTCCAGAAGATTTTACTTGTTGTGATTTTGATGTTTGCTGCCCATAAAATGCAAGACCAAATTTTGCTGCAGCGTTTCTAACGAACTCTGTTCCAGTTCCCTTTATGGATGATGCACTTTTTCTGTCTCGTTTCATTTGCTGTATTGCTTTTGTATAACACTTAATTGAAAAATTCGGACTCATTCCCGGACCCTGGGAAACTGTCACGTTAGCTATTTCAAAAAGTTGTTGAACAAAAACGATGTTTGGTTCGTATGGTTGAATTCTGCCAAGTGTTTGAGTTTGATAAATGACATCTCTTGTCAACGTAAAATAATTCTTTTCCGCCATTTGTAAATTTGGGTCAACTATTTCAAAAGAAAGTTCAGAAGCCAAATCCATTGTGTAGCTGACGCTTATTCTTGTTGCAAGCGATGATACATCGGTAAATGCTTTATTCGGAAGATTTGGCAAATCAGCGATAAGTATTTTTCTTTCGTATGGCCCCCTGTTTTGTTTTGCCATTTGCCACTCGGAAAATGAAATATTTTGAACGTTTCTTCCGCTCATTGCTGTTTGTGTTTTATTTTTCCCTTGTTCGGCAAATTGTCTTCTTATTTCCAATATTTTGTCCCATGAATCTGCTGACGGCATAAAAATCACTTAGCCTTTGGTTTGCAATCAGTTTGTGGTTGACCCAGGGGACCGGGTGTTGTGTCTGTTGTCCACAGATTGACACATGGCTCATCGGTATTTGTTGGGGGAGGCGGAACTTGTGGAATATCTTTTGGTGGACGTGGCATAACAATTAAATTCGGTCCCTCTAATGGAAGTTCCTGTATTGTCATGCTCACAGTTGCTCTATTTATGCTTCCGGGTGGAGCATCGCCCTGATTAGGCGGAGAAGACCCGTCACCAGGACGCGAACGTTGAGCTGAGGTTATTTGCATATCTACTATTGCAAAAACTATTCCGCTTCCACCAGTCATGTTGGGAATGACAATTTGTTCTTGAAACATCGCATCAAAACCAAGAAAAGTTACTGGCGATGGCCTCATTGACATTGTTCTTAGCAATTTCAATTTGTTGTCAACTGAGCTATACAAATTGCCCGCATCCCCAACAACAAACTCAAAATTTATTTTCATTAATCTAAAATTTTTAAAATCTATGTATGGAGTGTTGTTTATTCTTTCTATCTCTGTCCACTCAGAGCCAAGATTTGAATAAGTTACGTTATTCGGTCTATAATCAAAAACAAATCTATCTGGTGCCGATGCCGTTGAACCGTCTTTTTTTGTGTAGTACTGAATCATTTGTGGTTTATCAATTGAAAAACTACCAAATTCACCAAGAGATTTACCCCCTCCAAGTATTCCAGTTCCAACGCGACGCGTAACCCTAACTGTTGTTGTTCTTGAACTTCCCATCCCGTCATCCGAATCATATTGTTCAGCATCATCTGGTGATTGTTTTAAGAATCTTCCATCAAGCGACCATGAACCTGGAATTTTTTCTCCAGTCATTGAACGCATGGTGCTGGAGTTCAAATTTTCTATAACCTGAGTTGCTCCAGGAAATGGAACTCCCGTTGAAACAAGTTCTTGTATTTGTCTAATTGTAAAATTTTCTAGATTTATTTCAGTTGCATCACCCGTAAAGGAATCCCATTTGGAATTATCAAATTCTTTCACAATCGGAATTGCTGTTGAATCTACGTATTTTTGTCCAATTGGAAAAAATCTTCTTAGCAAAGGATGATACCAGAAATATACTGGAGTTAAACTTGTATCACTAATTCTTTTCCACAGTGGTATTTTTTCTGAATCGTATGGATTTTTTGATTCCGGAAAACCGGTGTCTTGCCATTTGAATATTTTATCCAATGATTGATATATATCATTTGCAAAAATTACTCTTGTTCCTGTTGCGATTGCAGAAACAGATTGTTTATTTGGTTGTGGTTTTGCGGCTTCTGCCGCTCTTGCATATTTTTCAATATCAAATGTAAATTCATCACCATCTGTATATTCAATGTAATTTGCTTCCCATGTTGAAATGTCTTGAAATGGAAACCAATATTTTTGATTACTGTAAAGCGTGTATGAATTGGGATATTCTGGTGTGTTTGTAACAATACTTTGTTTAAATTTTTTCTTCACGGGATAATTTTTGTACAGACTTGCCACACTTGCTGAAGTCCACTGAACCGTAAAAAGTTTTATGTCGCCGTAAGCCATAGATTAACGCTCTCGATACTGTCTTTCTCTGTCGTCGAGCTTTGCCATAACCATACTTGCTATTGCTTCTGGCGAAGCATTTGCGCCATTGATATTAATTGTGTAATTGGCTGGCCCGGTGGAATAATTCATGGGGGAGGAAGCTCCCCCATTGTTTGCTGGAACTGGCGTATCACCAACACCAGGAACAGGACCAGGCACAACATGCAAATGTCTAGATGCAAGATTGCCATGAAATTCCGCAAAACCACCATTGGCGTGTATCAATTTCGCATACTGCCCAAGATTTTGTCCCTTCAAATCATATGCTCTTCCAGTCACATGGTCAGAATTAACAGAACCAAGATTGTGATTTCTCCATGCAGATGTAATTTGTCTCTTTCCGGTTAATTGTGCATTTATTGCTTGATGTCTTGCCATTGTTTGTGAAAGGCGAGACGTTGTTGTGTCACCCATTTGACCACCGCGCGGAGTTGCGGTATCACCACCATCATCGGGCAACAATCTAAATGTTCCTCCCTGATTTGTTGCTTTAAGTCCTTTTTTCCACCAATCGGGAGCGCCACTGTCTCCAGTGAAAAACTTTTCCGTAACTAACTTGTAATTATTGACTGCTCCCTTAAAAATTTCATAATCAATTCCAAATTTCGTGGCTATTGCTTCCATATCCCCAACAAATGGGTCAAGAGCGTTTTCTTCTAGTGGGTCAACCAATGATGTTAGGCGACCTGGCATGGTTGTGGAAAAATTCAAGCGTTTTAATACGGCTTCTATTGAGCCTTGTGTTGTTTCCCCAGTAGCTGAATCTCTGAAGTCGAATCCCTCTGACATAATGCTTGTGCTTAGAGTTTTCAACTTAGCATCATCCATGTTTTCTATTTGTTTTTGCAAAACTCCAGCATCTATCGAATACCCACTCGCTTGCGCCATTGCGGCAAGTTGCTGGGAATAGGTTTTTGCAATGGCATTTCGCATTTCGTCAGCTGTTTGAACACCTTTTATCTGGGCATCAGTTCCCCCCAAACCCGAAAGCGACCCACCTTCAGCGAATGCTGTTCCCCCAACAAACTTGCCAGTTTTTTTATCTATGGAGCCAAATCCCATACGAGCAGCTTCATAAGCAGCAAATGCATCTCCACCAGTAGCAGCTATTTGTTGAGCCGCATAATTCTCAAAATATGCATCTGATGCAATATCTTTTTCCTCGTCTGTTGCGCCCGGGCTTAAGTATTTATCTCTTAGTTCGGTTGTGGCAAAGTTGATTGCTTTTTGTGCTTCTCTTTGCTCTCTCTTTTTTCTAAACTTGTCTCCGGTTTGCAACATTAAATCCGTTATTGCATTATTCATTTGACCAGAAGTTAATATTAATGCTGCTCCCATTTTTACAGCTATGTCTTTATATTTTACGGTTGCATTATATAAATCCACACCAAGTTCCTGTGCCAGTAATTCAAGTTCAGCTTCTGATTTTCCGGTGTCTTTAGCCAACTGCGCAAATCTTGCATCACCAATATTGTCAAGCATCGTCATTACTTTGTCATGTTGTTCAGCTCGGCCTATCAATCCCTGCAATGATTCTTCTGGTCTTTTCTTCATATCTTTTAATTGTTCTTCTGAAATGCTTATTCCCAATCTTGTTTGATTATCAAATGCATACTGAAGAGTTTCTGAGGCTGTCTTTCCTACCTTTTTTTCTGCAGTCCTTTTTTTAGAAGAACCCTTATAATATTCGTCGCTTGCTGCTTTCCATTCAGCCGGAGTCGCGTCGTACGATGGTATTGAGCTGAACTCCATTCCTTTTCTATCCGCGTCAACAAGGTCTTGGTTTGTTATTCCGGCAACATCTCTAAGCTTGTCCGCCACGTTTGTTCGAGCCGCTATAAATTTTGCACCGAAACCTTGAAAAGCTCGTTTTCTACGGGATATATCTATGCCTTTTTCCTGCATTTCTCTGGTTACAGTGAAAGTTCTAGATGCTCGTTCTGAAATCCCAGTAAACAAGCTGAACAATGCGAATTCTGCTGCTTCTTTGGCTTCTTTCAATTCATATTTTCCTTTATTTACGGCACCAGAAATAGCACCAACAAGAGTTCCAATCCCCGCTCCTATCGCCGCGCCATATGGTCCAAAATATTGTCCGACCGCAGCTCCACCAACCAAGCCAGCAGCTGCACCAGTGCCCGCGCTTCTTGCTTTTAGTGCACCACCAACGCCAGCAACAGCCAAACCCAGTCTTGGGTCAATCATCGAAACCATTCCGCCGAGTGCCATTGCCCCCCTCATTTCTTCTGGGGCATATTGACTAGCCAAAGAAAGACCCATACTTGTGCCCATTCGGCCAGTTCCACTTTGTGCAAATCGTTTGCTTGCTGCGCCAAATTTTGTTTCAGAACGAGAGATTCTCATCATTTCTCGCATGTATGAAAGTCGAGTGGTAAATCTTCCCCTATTCTGCTGCTCTCTTTGGTCTTTCATTCTTTGAAGGGCTTCTTGTCTCATTTTTGTAACATTTACGAAATCTCCTTTTCCGTCATTTAGGGTTGGGTCGAATCTTCCACTATTCGCGTAGGCCATGACACCCTGCGCTGAACCAGCTACTCCAGCAAATTTATTACCAACATACGCGCCAACATCCTGAAGTCTCCCCCTTGCCCGCATGGCCGCTTTTGTAAGACTTTCCCGAGCTGTCAAACCGGGGTCTCTCATTATTTTTTGGGTTGTTTTTGTTCCGTCTGGTGCTGTTGTGGTTACATCTTTGAAATATCTCTTATAAGCCGGTCCATATTTGAATGCATGACTCATTTGTGCTTCGTACCGCGCTTGTTGTGGTGTGCCTTGTACTTTAACTGCTTCAGCGGCAAGCATTCTGTCTCTATCATTTTTTTGCAACAATCGAACAATGTCAGCGTTTGAGCCACTGGCATCAAGACCGCGAGCGCGCGCTAAGCGACGAAGACGTTTGTCGCCCATGCGTGAATAATCAACATCCGCACCCTTACTAACCCCGAGTGAAGGTCGTCCTGGTGTTGCGGCTGGTCCGCCGGGTGTGTGAACGCCGGTAAGAGGCGTTGCACCATAACCGGCATTCAGTATTTCCCGACGCTCAAACGCCCTCTGGTCCATTCCTGCCCTAAATCTGTCGCCTTTTGCAAATCCCTGCTTTGCCAATCTGCCAACCTGCATTGCTTCACTTAATCGCATTCTGTCGTCGACCAGAAGTCGACTAAATGAAGATTGATTATTTTGAGAAAAAGTTAATGGTATTCCTCTCTCGTTGACATAAACACCACCAAGATGTCTTGTGTCTCTATAAACAGCTGCACCCCTGTTATTCTGCCCTCGGGAATCTTTTCCAATAACGCTAGTGTCAGTAATCGCTTGTGTTTTTATTGCATCAGTATCTGAAACTATCTGTCTCGTGAATGGCAATCCCGTTGCTGGGTCCATCATCATTGTTGCCCTTATTGATTGTGCGCCAGGCGTAAATTGGCCAGATGATATTGCAATACCCCCACCATATTGGCGTGCATCGGCTTGTTGGAATGTGCTTGACATCATTCTTCCACCCATGACATTTTGTTTTTCTGCAAAATCACTCAATTGACTACCAGATGAAACTCCATATATTCTTGAAAGGAATGGTCCGCGATAATGCATTAAATTAGATATTGCTGGTCCATACACCGGAAGTGCGCCACCCGGTGCCCCAGGGCCAAGGGCTGGATATGGCGCCATGGGAGCTGCCGGATACCCACCACTCGAAAGCCTGCCAGACGAAGCGGCTGGAGAAGAAATTTGGGGTGACCCACCTGCAACTTGATTTCCGTTTACATAAACATTTTGTGCTTGAATCGGCATATTTTGCAAATTAGAAAACGGAAGAGAACGACCTATTCCGGTTCCCATAGGCATCATTTTTCCAGCTGCCCCCATCATTCTTCTGCCAAATATTTGAAAAGCCAATAGTGGCGCAAGTGCTCTCATAAATCCACCATTACCACCACCAAAACCGGTAAGCAGCTGGGTCATGCCGCGTATCAACATTCCTATTCCACTTAAAACATCGTTTAAGAATGGAAGTATTTCGAAAAATACTCCTTTCATTTTGAACAACAAATCAGATGCATCTCTTATGAGGTCGCCTATTTTCGTACCGAATTGGACAACTGTGTCCTCGTTGCCCATGAGCAATTCTCTAAACCTGGTCATGTTTTCGACACCATCTTTAATCGCTAGCCAGATTTGACCAAATGATTTTTCAACAACTCTCGCGCCATCTATTAGGGGTCTTAATTTTTCGATAATAATATTCCAGCCACGTTTAAAATTGCTCATCCATTCACCAAGTCTTTTAAACATTCCCTGAAAACCCGGAAGGTACTGACGAATTGTTTTAACCATCCAATTGCTAACTTTTTCTACACCGTCGACAAATCCTTTTATCATTCCCTCAGAACCGAATTGAGCTTGAACAGTAAGAAGAATTCTTTGCATGTCTCTGGAAATTATTTCAAAAAGTCTTTGAAACGCTTCTTTTCCTGGTTTTAAGAACTGCATTCCAAAATCGGCAAATTGACCACGCAATAAAGTAAAATATCTTGTCAATTCACTAATTAATGTTGTATTAACTGCCTCAAATTGACCAAGCACGCCTCCCTTTTTAGCCAATTCTCCAGAGAACAAAAGTTCTTTAAATTCTTTTTTTGTTTTTATTTTTGTGTCTTTAAGAGCTTTTTCCATTTCTGGGCCAAGTTTTTTTGCTTCTGAAAGAACATTGCTTATCGTTTTCTTTTCGTCTTCCAATGCAGCTACTACTGTCCCAACTTGGGCAGCAGCTTTTTTCGGGTCTTGTCCTGCAGCGCCAAAGTCCATAAGCGCTTTCAATGATTTGCTACTTGCATTTATTTGAGATACATTCATCGTTTTTGACATTGAAGCAAATGCACCATTTAGGGCTTCCACTCCAAGGGAGGCAAGGTCTGCATTCATTTGCAAATTTCGCATAGCCATTACGGTTTGATTCATTGAAGTTTTGTATTGAGAAGCGCCCTTTCCTCGGTATGCGTACATTGCTGCCTGCTGTTCTCTTATCGCCGCAGACGCCCCTGCTAGGGCAACGGTGAATGCAGCCGCACCACCGGCAAGTAACTGCATTACCCCCCTATACGCTTTTACCGCATACTGTCCAGCAATAACCAAGGCATGCCACGCAAGCATGGTGGCAGCAAGTATTCCCATTTCAATTATGACACCCTTTATGGCTGTTGTTAAAAATTTAGTTAATACTTTTCCAAAACCACGTATTACTGAATCAACAAAGTCAAAGTGTTTCTTCCATTTGCCTGTTGCTCTATTTAGTGCAGCGCTGGTTGCGTTTGCATATTTTTGTACGTTTTTTCCAGAGGAGAGACGACTCTCCATCGCTTCTGCTGCACGAAGTTTTGCAATAAGAGCATCAAGCTGTTTAGTCTTGGTTATTACCTTGACTACTATGCTTACTTTTTCGTCGGCCATTACGTCTCCAAGTGATGGTTAATCACGTGAGTGTAAAAGCGCCGAGCTGTGTGGCCAGTATGCTACACAGTCTTCGACTTGCGCTCTTGCTCTTCGCGGTCGTTACGTATAACTCTAGCACAGGCAAGCAGAATTAACCAGCTATCGTCGTCAACATCTAACAAAGAAAGTGGATTTTGGCCAAACAACTCGCCAAGACGAGCGGCGGCAGATACGCGGGAGTCTTTGACTAATTCGTCGTAGACTCCTTCGTAGGGTCCACTGCCGTGACCGTATCGGAATATCCTGCGGCATCAAGAATAGCCAAAGCAGCTGACTCCACATGTGGGTCAACACCGAACATGGCGCGAACCGCATCCGGGACGGGTCGTGTCGTGTCTGTCATTTCCAAAATCGTTGGATGTGCAAAATTCAGATAGTTGCCATCCGAATCAAAAACTTCTTCGTCATCGATAAAAATTCCGACCGTTGTATTACCGATTACCAAACATGCAAATTTTGTTGCATCAAGACCGTTTCTCGTATCTTCACCAGCATTTTTGCGCCAGTTTTTCATTTGTGATTGTGTAATATTTGGACTTACCTTAATACTTACGCCAGGACGTTCGGGAACAGCAATAAGAACATGTTGGCGCTCAACTTTTTTCTTAATTATGCTGCGAAGCCGGTCAAGTTGTGTTTCTTCCTTGACCTGTGGCAATGAAGTATCTTTTGAAGATTGCTTCTTTTTTGATGAATCTTGATTGTCTGATGTATAAAGTGTTTCGCTCATAACACGAAAACTATCACACTACGTATCCAATTATTGCAACTATCTAATTATGACGCATTCTCTACATCGGAAATCGCAAACGTGAGGGCAAATGTTGACGGAGCGCCAGAAGATGAGTCGCCCTCTGGTTCAGTCAAGCCGACCAACAATGCGTTGTAATATACGCGGTCGTTTGTTGGGTCTTTAATATCACAGTCGTAAACTGATACTGTAATATTGTAATAAGCAATTCCAACATATCTTCTCAAAGTTTTAAGTTTTGCCCCAATTCCAGCAGCAGTTTCCGCCGAGACCATATCATCGTCGTAGTGTGCGGTTAGTGTTATATCGCCAATTTCTGATGGCGCACACAATACCGTTGGACGAGATTTGCCACCCTCGTAAATTTTTTCTACGGATGCAGTGATTTCCCCACCAGAAACCTGTGCAAATTTAAAGAGAGTCCATTTTGGAAGGTTTTTCTGCACGTTGAGTTGTTGCTTGGTTGCGGCACCAAATGATGACGGCACAATGTCTGCCAATACTTGTCTTTGCGCTATTTTTGCCATTTTTTATTCCTCCGTTACACCACTGAAGTGGTTAGATTTGATTTAACAATATCGATTTCAATTTGGTCGCCTACGCTGCTAACTCTCAATCCAATCCTTGCCTTTATAAGACCATCGTTTAGCTGTGAAGTTGGATTGATTGTTTTGTCACACTTGACCACAAATCCCGGGTCAAGCAACCTTCCACTTGAATCATATGCTGGATATAGGGCTCCAGTGTCTCGCATTGTTGCAAGAACCGAAACCAATCTTGCTGAAATATTTGAAAATATTTCGTTTCTGCCATCAATTGGACTAAATACCAAATCCTCAAGTGAGAGATAAGATTCAGCAACAATCGTGTTTACGACATCCTGTTGTGTGATGTACTTGAAATTGTCAGTGTCAATTGAGCAGGAGCGAGCACCATAAATTCTTACAGTGTTTTGAATTACTCTGATTGCGTTAACAGAATTCTCATCGAGGTCATCGCCAACAGTTTTGTCTACATCAAATTTTACGCCAGTCACAAATCGCGAGGTTGAAATCAATCCGGCAGCTGGAGTGTGAGTTCCGCTTTGATTATGAGCAACGGCTCTTTTCGCTGCGACGTAACCAACCGGCGGAACCATTTTTGTTATTCCAGCAATTGACGTAGGAATTTCCACCCATGGGTAGTAGTAAGCGGAATGTTCGGCATGGTTCAACTGTCGAACTGCAAATGCAGCTGCTTTGGCCTGTGCTACCGTTTGTGTTTCTGGACCAGAAAGCAAAGCAATCCTGTTATATGCATTTGCATGCTCTGTCAAATATTCATTCATTGCTTCTGTTTGATTTTCTGGACATGCAACAGCACCAACACCCAATGCGTCATTGAACAGCAAAAGTGAACTGTTGAAATCGTCTTCATCAAGGGAGGTGTCTAGTGCGCTGCCAGCACTTAGTGACGTTGCCGCAATCGTGGATGGCAATAAGTTTACATTATCCACTGCCGCACTAAGATAACGAGATGCAACCGCACTTGAATTAATTCTTCCCACGGCCTGCGATGAGCTGGTTACATTTCCGGTTGAGTAAACCAAATTATCTTCAAAATATACAAGTATTCTGAATGAGGTGTTCGAGTTAATTACCTGTATATCGACATCTTCCGACCAGCTGCCAGCTCCGTTAGCCGTGAGTGTTATTACATCGTTGTCGCCATTCAAAAGCGTTAATTCACCAGCAGTTGCAGAAGCCCCAACAGAACGAGCAACATATGCTCTCGTACCACCCTCTTCAAAGAATGTCTCTACCGTTGGGTGAAGATATGAGTCTGAACGATATTCACCGAAAATATCTTCAAATTCAGCAAGACTTTCAACAAGCACTGCCTCATTGCTCGGCCCACGCTGAGCAAGACCAACAACAAAAAGCTGCGACGATTCACGAACCGTCGCTGTCGACGGGCCGGTTCTAACTGAGGTTGATATAACTACACCAGGCATAGGACCTTCCTATTTTGTTTTGTTCGGGTTGGAATCCCTTATGTTGATTTCAATTGTACAGACAAGAAGTGATTATTTTGTGCAACTATCAAATTGCTTTATTTTTAACATTCTCATTATGGTCTCGGAATGATAACGCTTGCAGAAACGCCATAATCACTGTCAAGCGATGGCATTTCCTCGTCAACTCCAACTTGTTTTGCACCAAGATGTATTTCATCAATTACACCAAGGTCTGTTCTTGTAACAACTTCATCCATTTCAAGAGTGTAAGCAATAAAAGAACCAGACATAAATCTGTCACCTTTTAATAGTGTTGTATCGGAAAACTCTTCTCTTATTGAAGATTCGTCAATAATTATTCTGAAATTAGACCTAGCGTCGTATGCTTTCAGGCATGGATAATCAAGAATTGCCGAACGAACAACCGTGGTTAACCTATCCCTCATTAATGGACATTGTTCTATTCCCTCTGTTCTAACCCAGCAGTAAGTTCTCATACTGTAAGAAACTCTGTACAAGGGGTGTCCAAACTCAAAACCAATTCTGCTTAATTGATTTGTTGACAATACAATCGTAATGATAGATGGCCATCTATCTATTGCCAATGGCTCATATGCAATATATTGTTCCGGATTCGGCAAAAGACCACTATCGAGATTCCAGCCATTTCTATATCTGATTAATCGAGTCGGTAAATCATTTTCCAAATACGAATTAACGAAATCTTTTGCGAAATGAGTTCCGTTCATTAGATAATTTTGATATGAAGTCATGTCACCCTGCTTCCCTCAACAATGTACTTTGCTAAATGTTTTCCTATTGTTCTATCGAAATCTCTGGGAACAAAAACAATCGGTCTAGCTGGCATATTTTTTGTTCCAAATTGATGCCATCTTGCTATTCGTCCCGGAACGACAAGTTCCATTGATTGGTCGTCTATATCGCTTTCCGGATTTGACGAAGCATTGCTAACAAGTGTGTAAAGTTTTCCGGTTTGAACAAGAATTTGTTCCGCCGTTGCTGGATATCTTATTTTTTTCCAAGCGTAGTAACTTGGACTCAGTGGTTTCCATCCACCCTTGAGCATTGCCTTTGCCGAAAGAAGTCCCATTGTTGTAAAGTTGTCCCCCCATACGCGCTCCAGGTCCTCTGCTGCTTTTTTTAATACAGGACGTACATTTCGTGTTCTATCTTTTATATCTTTTAATCTGGCTTTTGCCTGCTTGGCGTCAACTTTTGTTATTACTACATCAATGCTATAAGTTTTTCCCACATTAAATCCTGTTTCGTTTATATTTTCTTAAAGAAACCAATTCGGAATCCAAAAACCCAGTCTCAACTATTGCAACACCGCGAGGATTTAAATCTTTTACTCCAACAACATCGTCGTGCATATTTTGCATCTCTCTCGTGGCGGCTCGCAAAATCATAAGTTTGAAAATTGGTATGTTTGCTCCATCAAGGCCTGCCGTATATGTAACCGTGATTAAATCATTTGGATATCCGTAATAAAAATCTATTCCGTATGGTCTTTTTATATAATCTTTTTCTATTGTTAATTCTTTCTCTGAGCCAAATGGTGGTTTAACTGTAACTCTAGTTATAGAAACAATCGGAGTATTTTTTAAATACACAGCAGGCGGTGGCGTCGACCAATTTGTTAAATCATTTGTATTACTTTGTTCGAAACTTGTACTATACGTATTTTCGGCGGTTGTCAAAAACGTTCCCATCGGAACTCCGGAATGCATCGCATCAAGGCGTTGTTCTTCGATAAAAGTCTCCACCTCAATCGGCCTACGCAAAAATGCCTCAAGTTCACCCTGTAAACCAGCAAGTATCAGTTCTGCGGCATCTTCCTGGCGTGCCGTAAGGGATATGTCCATGTATGTTTTTAAATCAGAAAGTGAAACAATGCTCATGAATTCTCCGGATGTAAATAGATATTGGGATTAAATACTTAAAACATTAAATTTTAACATCAATATCACATCTAAATGAATGATACACCAATCAAATCAAACAACCGTGATAGTGTTATCCGCATGTCAAACCCAATCAAAAACGTAAAAAAAATAGATTCTCTTAAACAAAAAAAACTCCAAGCAAAGCTAATCAATCACATTACGTCTGTTTATTTTTTCTTTACTTCAGGTGATGAAGATTTTGAAGAGACGGATATTGATGATTTTATTTTAGACAATTGGGACAATGCAATAATCACAGCAGCAGCCCTGGGATTGCGTGTAATTGGTGAAACAGAAGATGGGAAAATAGTTGCGGAATTAAAACCGGTGGAAAGTGTCAAAAAGTTTTTGATTGATGGCAATTGGGGCGGAGAGGAAGATATTTACATGGAAGATATTGACGAAGAAGACGTCACGGCCTCCCCAGAGGAAATTGATTGGGGACAATTTTCAGAAATTTTCGATTAAGTAAATTACTTTTTTCTTCCTCTTCTTACATTTGTTTTTCTTCCGGCTTTCTTTACGGTTGCTTTTCTCGCTCGGTTGGCGGCTTTCGCCCTAGTCGCTGATTTCGCTTTTGGCGGCTTTTGGGGCAATGCGGTTAAGCGACCTCTAGCAATTTCCTTACCTTTGGAAATTTTCAATCTTGCAATGTCCGCTTTTCCGCCTTTCATATATGGCCTTATTTTTATTCTTTGGGTTCCCCTGTCGCTAACCACTCCCTGCTTGTTTCTTTTCATTCTTCTGTCAAAGCGAGACATCGCATCTCTCAGACGTTTTGGATTTGTTCGACCAAGGTAGCTAAGGCCACCCGAATCCCTGCTAGCCGTAGCCAAATTTATTCTATCTTCTACTTCTTTTTTAGTTGGTTTTCTGTATACAAGCCTTCCCCTTTTGTCGCGTTTTTGTTTTCCGGTTCTTGGATTTCTAACCGCTATTCTTCGATTTGCCTCTCTGATAATTTCCTTGTTTGTGGCCTCCGACCTTGACAGTATGGTTCTTCCTTTAGGTTTTTCGTCAAAAAGAGTTTGACGTCTGCCTTCTTCCATTATTGAGCGTTTCATAAGTTTTCCCGTTCTTTTATTACGTGCCATTTTTCCGCGTTTATAAAATCCTCTTTTTGAGCCTACTTTGCGAGCCCCTTCGCCATATTCGGCCAAAATTTTTAGGTCTTTGTAACGTCCCTTTTCTATGTCTTTGTCAGTTAGGCCAAAAAGCTGCTTAGCCATTTTCGCTGCGCGGTTATACCTACGACGAACATCCCTTTCGACTTTTCCCGCTTTTGTCTGTTCCTTAAATAAAAGAATGTCAGACAACATTTGTGCTGCATCATCCGTTATATCTGGGCCGTAGCGTACTCCGGGCATTTTAACTCCAGTAAATATTTACATATTTGTATTGCTATCTAGATAATACCAGAAAATTTAATTTACCTGTCTGCATTGGGCGGAGATTCAAATTCCATCACTTTTGACGATTGTGCATTGGGGGGTGCCTCAATCGGAACCCAGGCTTTTGAATAGTTGTGCTCTTTTATATTTCTTTGCTTTATCAAGTCACCATCAACAAGAACTGACAATTCTTCATTGCCCATTGACAAATACATTTTCAAATCGGAGACAGAATAGTCACCAGTTTCGTATATTGTTTTAACAACTTTAGACAGTTTTTCTGTAACTATTTTTGAATGTCCTCGATTCAGTCTGATGTGAAGCATCATTGAATCTATCACATCCAGGTCGTGAACAACGGCTGGAATTTTAGAATTACAGCGCTCGGATATTTCTTTTATTGATTTTGCCAGCAAAAATCTTTCCGAACCATCAATTATTTCTCCAGTTGATTTTCTAACATGAATGGGGTGAATAAAACCGAATTCAATTAACGAACCAGCTATCAACATAAGCTCCGGTCTGAGTGTGTGTGTAACTTTCCAACTTGGAACCGATAGCTCGGAAAATTTAATTTCTTTGATTTCAATCATTCTGTTATTTCACTTTCTTCCATTGTTCGAACTGTGTGCGCTCTGGTTTTCGGACCAACTGGCGTTGGTGAGTTTACATCGATTTCGTGTAACAATAAGTTTCTTATGAGTAGGCTTAGTGGATATCCCCTTGGGTCAGAAGAATGTTTTTTTCTAAATTTTGAAACGTATACTTTTGCTTCCATTTTTCTTCTTTCGCCAACTAGGTATTTTTCTATAAACTCAGACGCTCCGTCAAACCCCTTTTTTGAATAACTCATGATAAGTTTTTCCACATCAAAATCCGGCCATAAATTTCTTTGTGCATCTATGTATGGAAAACATTCAAAAAGCCTGTCGTAAAATTCCGGCTCTGTCGCTATTACGTCGCCAATTCTTCTTATTGCGGTTGCGTGAAGCGGAATTCCAACCCTGGTATTGCTTCCAGTTATTGAAGCCAAGTCATAATATTTACAATATTCAGCGTTGTGCTCTTCGATTATATATTTAAAAACATCGTTTGTATTCCAATCATAAATTATTTTTGCAAATTTTAAAGGTATTCCGCGTTTTAATTTATATGGAGTAACTATGTAATTTTCGTGCAACTTCTGAACAAGGGAGCGATATCTGACCATTGATTCACTTGCCCTTACTCCAGTTAGGAAAGCAACGTTTCCCCTTTTCCCTTGCATTGTGTAGTAATCAGTTTGTTCCGGTAGAGAAACGGTGTGGTCAAGTCCAAAATCATTTGCATTTATTGCCCAATCGGGCATGTCGCGAACCCATCTGTCCTGAAGCATTCTTTGATAACTCCATAAGAGTGTGGTTATTCTTCTTCCCAAAACCCATATCTCTGCCGGATATGGAAGACAGTACCACTCCATGTCAATCCATTCGTAATTTCTGACTTTTTGAACATAATCAATTACTAGCGGACTAACCATCTCTTCGTCTCTAAAAATAACTTTCACTGGGCCGAGACCCCTTTCTTCGTGCACCTCTTTTGCTAGATACAAAACAGCAGTTGAATCTTTTCCACCCGAAAACTGGACACAAACAGTATCAAATATGTCGTAAACGTGTCTGATTCTTTTTCGCGCAGCCTCGACACATGTCATGTCAAGAAATAAGCGCTGTCTGGTCATTGTGAATGTTTTGTGATAAACGAAATTAATTTTTCTGCTGTAGTTGAACCTGGGTAAATTGGATTCAATTTTAGTGATTTTATAAATTCGTACCACAAAGACTGCTGTTCTGTGGTGTCAAAAGTTATTTGTACTGTTATTGCTGCACTTGGCGCGGCAGAGCTTTTCAATGCCGTTGTAGAACCGCGAATCGCCGCATCGGAATGGTCAAAATCAGAATTTAATTTAATTTCTTGTCCATCTTTTGTGCGGTTGATAGATACGGCAGAAGAATCAAAAACAGGAACTATCTTACTCGTCGAATCTTCGTCGTTATTTGATTTTTCCTCTTCCGAAAAATAGGTCGACTTATCAATAATTACTGGAGGAACATAGGAACCGGATTGAATAATTTGATTTTGTTGTCGAACTGATGTTTGTTCCATTTCCGCAAGTTCAAACTCATCCCAACCAAGACTATCCACCAACTCTGGGTAGTAATCGCTTATCTCCACGACCAACTCGTTAAGTATTTCTGGTTCCGTATATCCAAGCTCCATCGTTCTATTGTCTGCTATTGCAAAAGCAATTGCTCTTTCATCATCAACGTCGTATTGAACGGCAGCTATTTTGTCCCATCCAAGCTGTTTTGCTGCTTCAAGTTGGTGATTGCCAGCGACCACCGTAAATAAACCGTCACCTTTGGGTCTAACAACTATGGGTTTTATTTGTCCAAATTCCTCATAAGAAGCAACAATTGCTCTTAGATTTCCTTTTCGTGGATTTTTTTCTAGAGGCTCAAGAAGTTTTATTTCAATAGCCAGTGGCAAAAGGGACTCATGAATATTGTTCATGATATAACTTGTGTTCTAACATTTGCATTCAAAGTTCTAAGTGCGTCAATTGACGTACGCAAAGATAGCAAAGCTTCTCTTTTTGCCTTAACTAAAGCTTCTGCACACCTATATTCATGATTCTGTTGGTCCATTTTGTAGTCCGCCCATGCTTCTCTTTCTTTAATTGAACCTTTTGCGGACAAATATTCTTTCGCCCAATTGCTTTTATACATCGCTTCCTTTTTGGAACAATCCATAGCAATTGTTTCAAATTGTTCAGTTTCATTTTCAAGTCGGTCCATCAAGCGAAGAATTTCCTGTTCCACCTCAACTTGACTGATTGGAACGCTTCTCATTTGTCGTCCTTTTCTATTGATTCAATTGATGTCCAATCTACTTTATTTAAAACATCCAAACTTGATTTAGGCCATTCATAACGCTGTTTTCCGATTTTTGCCCTAGCCATTTCCTCCAAAATCCACGCATCACATTTGTCGTCGGCGCCGGGATTTTTCCATATAATTCCAGTTTTTGCTGAAATAAATGAAACAACTTCATTTTTTGAAGCGTTTCCTTTTCCGGTTGAAAATTTTGCGCGACAGGTTGGCGGTATTTCTACATATGGAATGTCCATTCGATAAAGCATTGTTCTGACAACACCGCCCAGCTCACCTATTGAGTGGGCTTGAGAATTTCTGGAAGAAAACGCATACCCCTCTATTACCACTGCCTTTATTTTAAATTCAACAATTAAATTTCCTATTGATTCTGAAATTTCTATAAGTCTTTTTGGCCCAGTGGAGTCAACAGAAATAACATCACAATTATTATTATTTGAATATCCAGTTGAAGTCAAAGAAAGGTCAATTCCGAGAAAATTCACGAACCGACACTACATCTGATGCGGTACGCCCAAAAGCAGGGCAGAAGATATTTCCCCCCACCCCGCTTTTGAACCTATAACGGTCCTAAGTGATAATCAGTGTATTGAATTAATAAATAATGAAAGTGTTAATTTTCGAACTAATATTATTTATTCCAACTTTGTTTTGCAAGACCCAATTCAAAAGCCAATTCAGGATTTGCCGTGATTCTGACGTGGCATGGACGACAAACAGCAAGAATGTTTGACTCATCGAGTATTGAGCCACCCTGCGACCTGCGAACCATTTCGTGCAAATCCCTGCTCAGGTGGTGATTGTATGTAACTTTTCCATCGTGTTTTGCAAAGACTTTGCATGCTTCACACAGTGGACGTTCTTTTAGAACTTTCTGAACAAGTTTGCGCCGCTCAACATAAACTTCTTCCGTTTTTTTGCTTCTTTTTGCAAGTGAAGTTTTTTGTTTTAGGGGTTTTTTCGTTTTATTTTTTTTATTTTTTTGAAACATTTTCATCTCCATGGAGAGATGAAATTATATCTCAAAGGTTGTTTTCGTTTATGAAATCAAAGTTCCATTCATCATCCAATGCATCCCAAAGAGCTCTATCAATCGCTGTTTCTTCCATATCGAATTCCCTCATTAATTTTCTATGTTGAGCGATAGCTCTTCGATAAAACTCAACTTTCTCCCAGCCGTCTGTTTTGATTTCCGAACCAGTTTCAATCATTATTGAAACTTCATCAAGTCTTTTGTCTACATGAAACTTGAATCTCTTGATGCGAGTTGCTTTTGCGTCATAATAATTGTTTGAATCATTTGAAAGAAATTTTCCATCTCTCCCCATTGACGAGTAGCGCTCTCGGTCCGATTCTGCGTCGGCTTCGACATCGTCAATTTGATTTTGAAGATTTTCAGACAATGCGAAAAGTGCATCACGCCATCTAGTCCAGTTTTCTTTTTTGAGAAGAAATTGTTTATGAACTGGAGAAAGTTTGTTCTTTACTTCTTCAGCGACAAGGCGAGCAAACTCATCGTCGCTAACCTTTCCGCTCATAATGCCCACCCCACGCTGGGCAGAGCGGTTTGAACGAGCACCATCCACATAAAACCGATTTTTTGTGTTGGAAGTTTCCCGATTTACAACAGTCATCTATGTCCCTTTTCGTTTGTTGAATTATTTCTATGGTCTTATTTAGGTCACTATCTGTAACCTGGCGCTTAAATCTAACCCCATCTTTTAAATATAACAACTCAACCGAAACCCTTTTTTCTTTGCCTATTTTCAGGTGTGACAAAAGTCCTGAATAGGCAAATAACTGAAAAAATTTTTCATCAAAGTCGCTTTCCCTGGTGGGCGTTTTCCCTGTTTTGTAGTCGCTAATTACTACATCAGAAATTTCATCATTGTTATTTGTGAATAAATCTTTATTATTTAAAAGCAAACGGTCGATATAGCCGCGAACTTTGACACCACCAATCTCCCCGGTAACAAAACACTCCATTTTCCATGGATTGGTTTGGGTTGGGTCTTCAAGATGCCAAAGATTCTCCACACACCACCACGCCGACCACATGAATAGATTTAAGTCTTTTTTGCTGAATATAACCCCATTTGCTTTTTTCCCCCATTCGGAATTCCACAGTTCGCGAAGAATTTGATTTGCTCTTTCTTGTGTTCTTTCGTCTGGCTCTAGTTTGTATAACTGCTCAAGAACGGCATGAACATAATTTCCGAGTATTGCTTCCTGTCCACTCGGGTCTGGCAGGCCGTCAATTTTCGAGTATTTAAATTTTAGTGGACATTGACGAAAGGTGTTTATTGAACTGGGAGAAAGAAATTCTGGAGCTACAAGCTCATTGCTGTTTTGGTTGTTCATCTACGTATGTCCCATCAAAATTTAGACGAATGATTTCGGTGATTAAAACATCAAGCTCTTCTGGGGTGACTGTGTTTTTCTTTGGTTTTGGTTTTCCTCCAGAATATTTTTCCCAAAAGGAATTAAGCTCCGCTTTTTTGTCAGCGCTAAGCTTTTTTGCTGAATCTACGAAATTATTCCATTTTTCGTCAAATTCTGTTTTTTGTTGCACTTGATGTTGCACTTGGTGTTGCTCCTCGTGCTCCTCTTCGTATGTGGTTAACATTGCTTCCTCTGCATCAATTGCATCCATGGAGCGAGAAAGATATAAACCGACACCAAGTTGTTGGGCTGCCTTTTTGAGAGCGTCCGAAACTGCCATCTTAAAAGAATTTCCAAGGTCTACGGGTTTCCCTGTTGATTTGATTCTTTTTATGCTTGTTCCGCCAACGCCGTGCTTTACAACTTTTTTTCCAGCTATTTCGGCAGTCAGGCTCACATGTGCAATAATTTCATCTGGCTCGTGCTGGTCTCGCTCGAGTTTAATTATTTCAGACGACCAAGCGTCAACACCAAGAACTTTGTTGAGTCGATTGATAACTTCACTAACTGGAATAAATCGCAACTCAACTCCAGAAACTGTAAAAATCTTTTCCATTTCTAAAGGAAATTGAGCATAAAGGGAGCGGGTTACTTCGTTTAGTTGTTTTATGTGTGTTTCTGTTGTTTCGGTCATTTTTATTTATTGGTCCTTTGCCTTTCTGACGATAATACTTGTTTTTAACTCTCCAACCTCACAGTAGTTATCTGCGTTAATACCTATTTTATTTAACTCTTTGATTCGCCAATACGAAGGTGCGCAGTATGTCAAAACATCAGCAATCATTTCTTGTGTGGTTTTCAAAACCTCCCCCGTTTGCATGTCTATCGATAGCTTAACGATTTTGTCCGCGACTGCATTTCCGAGGGATTTATGGTCCCACCCCTTTCTGTCATACGCTGATTTTTTTTCAATTTGGGCGCCGTTGGCCAAAGCGACATTTTCCTGGTCGCCCATTATTCCAATCATCGCGTATGAAAATGTGTCATAAACAAGACCGACATCTCTTTTAAGGAGATTCATTTCGGCAAGGTATTCGCAGGCTTGTATTAGGTCTGGTGAATTCGACACATAATTAAATATTTCTTCATCAAGTTCGGTCAAAAATTTTTTAATCGTGTTTATTTTATCAATCATTTTTGCCCCTTTAATTTCTTGCAGGTTGTTAAATGAGTATAGACACCTTTCTTCTTTGTGGCAACCCCAATCCAGTCAAATATGTGTATGCACCAACGGAAGAGTCAACTTGGTCGTCGTGAACTGCTGCTTCGGGGAAAGAGCTAAATTCGTCAAGAAATGATGTTAACCACGGACTTCGAACAATTCGGACATTCCCATTTGCCACAGCCGCAGCAAACGGCCTAGCCCTTGTTTCTTTGTCTCCGGTTGAGCGCATGGCAGAAAAATCATAACCGGTTAATACATATCTGGCGTATTGGTCAACCAATGCTTTTCCGCTAGAGCCTGGCTCTTGCTCCATTCTTATTGACACGGCATGGCCATCTTCGGCTGCTGTTTGTGCTATTAGTTGCTCAACTTTCTCTCCACGAGCTCTTATTTTTCTTACGTCCAAAATGTAGGCAATACCCTCATTTAGCATCATCAGTGTTCCAACCGTCCAGTCGGGGTCGGTATTGGTGGAGGAAACTTCCGTTGCGGCCAAGTCCCAATAGCGAACCACTCTGCACGAGCTTGTTATTAACGGTATTTCATTTTGGTCAATTATTATAAAAGAAGTTCTATCAAATAAACTCCCCAAAGTCGTTGACCACCAATCACCTTCTTCGAGCCGCTTCCTTTCCACGGGGTCCAAAGCGGATAGAGATTGTCTATATGAATCCGCGTCAATCCCTGGGTTGTCCTTTAGGGTAGAGGGAACAAAAATCCTACCTTCTTCTTTGCCCTCGACAATAAATCTCTGCCTAACCCAATTTGGTGCCGGGTTTGAGGCGCACCTCATTCGAAGGGGAACCTGAGAAACAGGACCGGAAGCGGGTCGGCGCAAACGGGAAAAGAGATAGCGATAGTCAGATTCCCTTATTTCCGTAACTTCATCCATTCCTATGAACTGAAATTCCGAGCCCTTGTATCTCAAATAATCATTAGCATTATTTAAATAACCAAAAGAAATTCTTGCACCGGATGGAAATGTTGCAATAAATGTATTGCTATTCCAGTGAACATCTTCGTAATCATTCATCCATAAACGAAATCTATCCATCAGCGCACCCGGAAGAGACAGGTCGGCAAACGTGCGTCTAAACAAAATTGCAGAATATCCAGGAACATCAACATATTGAAGGGCGGCCATGAGCAATGCGGATGATTTGCCACCACCAGCAGCGCCACCAAATAGGGCCTCTATTGAATTCGTTCTCAAAAACACTTTTTGATTTATTGACGGTTCCTCGGGACAGAATATCGGCATTTTGGGCTGGAGAAATTCCCAAATTTTGGTCCAATCTTGTTTTTTTTCTGTCACAAATAAATCCTAACTTTAATAAAACGCACAACTCTTGATTCTCTTAGTTTTATCATCGATTTGTGCGCTACTGTATGTTATATGCCAAAATTTACCCAAGATTGGAACAAGTTTGTTTTTTGGCTACGTAGCAAAACAAATCGTAACACCTTCGCCAACATATTAATGGTTTCATTTATAATATTTACAAGTATTGGTGCTGGATTAATATTTCCTCCAGCTGGTCTGGTGGTTGTGGGTATCACATGCGGAATATTTGGATTTCTTTTAGGTTCGGAATAACTAAATAAATTATGGCTTGGAATAGTTCACCGAATAATAAATTGTTGGGTCGAGAGCGAATTAAAGCTCTTGGTTATGGCTTGCCAATATCGGCCAATCCCTCTTTTGCAGATAAACCATATAAAGATGGCTGGGATATCGAGCGCGCCTACCGCGAGGGCATGTCGAAAATTACGTGGGTCAATAGGTGTATTGATGCCATAGCGGGAAATCAGGCAAGATTGCCAGTGATGTTGAGGAAAGACAATTCCAAATATGGCGAAAAAGTAAAAGGGAGGGAAGCCGATAGGTCAAAAACACTTGAATTGCTAAATAATAAAGCAAACATCGGTGAAAACTCTTTCATTTTCAGATACAGACTCTCGGCACAGCTTTTACTTGGCACCAGGGGGGCTTTTATAGAAAAAGTTAGGGGTCGAGACGGTGGGGTAGTCGCACTAAATTTGCTTCCCCCACAATCAACAGCGCCAATACCACACGTCAAAAATTTTGTGTCCGGATATGAAGTGTTAATGCCGTACGGAGTAAAAAAAATACTAAAACCAGACGACGTGTGTTGGATTAGAAGACCACACCCACTTGACCCATATTTATCCTTAACTCCACTTGAGGCTTCTGGAGTGGCCATAGAAATCGAAAATTTAGCAAAACTTTATAATAGAAACTACCTCCTCAATGACGGTCGTCCGGGTGGATTGCTGGTTGTTCGTGGCGAAATTGATGACGACGATAAAGAGGAATTGCGAAGTAGGTTTAGGGGGAATTTGGCGAAAACCGGTCAAACAACGGTAATTTCTTCAGATGAGGGTGTTGATTTTGTTGACACGTCAGCATCTCCGAGAGATGCCGCCTACATGCAAATGCGACAAATAACCAAAGAGGAAATACTTTCAGCTTTTGGTGTTCCCGAGTCTGTTATTGGAAATGCTGCGGGAAGAACTTTCTCAAATGCGGCCGAAGAAATAAGAGTGTTTTGGGTTGAAACAATGAGCCCCCATTTAGAAGTTGTTGCGAGAGCGATAGATGAACTGGACGAAGAATATTATATAGATTTTGATACTTCGGAAGTTCCAATTCTGATGCTCTACAAACAGGAACGAGAACGCTACTTAATGCAAGAACTTCAAGCTGGATTAATTAGTGTCAATGAATATAGACTTGGTTCGGCAAGAAAAGAAGTTGAATCGGATTTGGCAGATTCATTACTAATGAATCCCAACCTGATACCGATTGCAAATACAAAAAAGAAAATGGAAGAAAACGCTGCACAAATACCCGGAGCCCAAGGGGCAGCGCCCGGAATGCCCGGAATGCCCGGAATGCCCGGAATGCCTGGAATGCCCGGAATGCCCGGAGCAGAACAGCAACCCCTAGACCCCAACACAATGCAGGGGGCAATGGCTGGGCTTGCCAACGCCGAGTCACAAATGGCCCAGGATATGCTGGCCCCAAGCACTCTTCCACCCGAGGCAACCGGAGCGGCACCACAAACTGGCCAAGTTCCACAAGCAATGACGACGGCGTCGGATTCGGGAATTCAAACAAAATCAAACGAACAAGAAGAAAATTCACAGTTTGCAATGGAGAGATGGTCTGAAATACTTTCACGTGGAATAGAGAGAATTATCGAAAGACAACAAAGAGTTGTTTTGGAAAAAGCAAGCGGAGCCAAATCAAGAAAAGCATTATCCTCCGGAACTCTTGATATCGATTCAATTATTTCAGTTGACACATGGAACAAGCAGATAGAGGAAGATATAAAACCAGTAATTGTGGCAATAATCAATGACGGCCTTGAAAACAGAAATAATTTTTACGAGAAAAAGGGAATAAAAACCAAATCTCTTCAACCAGTTGAAATAATTATGTTTGCCGACAAAAGAATTTCTGAAATTAAAAAATTAAACAAAGACGTTCATGCGGAAATTTCCTCTTTAATGATTAAATCATTTTCAATGAAAGACGAAGAAGAAAGATTTATTCAATTTAGACAAGGAATAATTGAAATGTATGCAAATGTTTTTGCAAAAGAACAAGTTGCTGTTGCTGAATCAGAAACAATCCTCGCTTGGAATTTTGGTCAACAAATTTAGAAATTATTTTCTTTATACGAGACATCAAAAATTCAAAACTTGCAATGGGGCAGAAATACTTGCCGTATTATAAATAAACAAAATAGAAAGAATTATTGATGCAGGAAAAATTTCAGTACAAATCTAGCCATATTGCTACGTTGGGGCCAAAGTCAAGCTCGCTCAATCTGGATGAGGCTCAGGGAATAGTTGAATGTTTTGTTGCTGGAATAGGCAACAAAGACAGCGTCGGCGACATTGTCGCGGCTGGTGCCTTCACAAAGAGCTTGCAGCGCAGAAAACCAAGAGTTGTCTGGGGACACAATTGGAATGACCCAATCGGCAAGGTTTTGGAAATATATGAAGTTCAATCTTCTGACCCACGTCTGCCAATGAAGATGAAAGTTGCTGGAATAGGTGGTCTCTTTGCAAAAGTTCAATTTAATCTTAACTCAGAAAAAGGAAGAGAAGCTTTTGCGAACGTTGCATTTTTTGGAGAAGAACAAGAATGGTCAATCGGTTATAAAACACTGAGAGCGCAGTTTGACCAGAAATCGCAGGCAAATGTAATTTTTGAACTTGAACTTTATGAAGTTTCACCAGTTCTTCATGGAGCAAATCAACTTACCGGAACTATTTCTGTAAAGAACGACATGCTCGCAGAGCAGCAAACAACCCCGGCAGGTATTTCGGTTGTGCTACCAGGCGAACAGTCGATTGATAGAGAAGAAATACAAAAGCAACTCTGCAATATGTATGGTTCAAAAATACATGTTGTTGATGCAGATGCGGAAACGGTTACTTTCGTTAAACCAGGAGAAAAGGGGGGATATGAAAAATATAAATGTCACTGGATTAGGAACGGTGGAACATTTATGTTTGGAAATCCACAAAGAGTTTTTACGCCACAAGAGCTTCCCCAGCAGCCACAGGTTGTCATTTCCCCGCCATCACCCCACATTCACCCAGCGCAGCCGCAAAGAATTGTCAGACCACAGCAAATGCCGGCAATACCGGTTGCAATAAAACCAAATCCAATCGGACCGGGAACAGTGATGGTTCCACTTCCAAAAATTGAATATGAAGGCGACTCGCCCCAAATAGATAAAAATAATCTGGACAAAGAGGAAGCGGAATTGCGCGACGCGTTGTTAAAAATTGTAAAACGACATGGAAAATTCAATGAAGATGGAACTGGTGTTTGGGCTGGGTATTATCCTCCAGAAAAAAATCCAGTTGCGGGAATCGGCGTAAAATGCGCAAATTGTGTTCTTTACAATGGTGGTTCATCTTGCAAAATAATTTCTCTCCCTGTTCACCCAGAGGGCAAATGTAGATTTGCGGTAATACCGAATGGCGTCGTAAAAGGCTATGAATCTGATAAAAAAGCAGCCGAAAAATTTGAGGACGATGAACGGGAAGACTACCTAATTGAAATGGAAGCAAAATATCCAGGTGAACTTCTTTTGGCTGGCTTACGTGGTGCTGTCGGTAGGTTGAGAAAAAAGAAAAGAAAGAAAAAATATAAAGACTTAGCAGAATTCAACGAAGACGAAATAGACGAAAAGGGTTATTGTATTGGAATTGACCCAGAAGATGCATTCGCGGTCAAACAAATCCTTGACCCAATCTTTGATTACTACAAAGCTGAAACATTTGTAGATGTTGATGGAATAGTAATTCAGTCTGGCATTAGTTACGATTTGATAGAAGCTGTAGATAACGCGCTCGAAAACAACGAGATAAAAAAAAAATTATTAGTTGAGTCTGGCGTTCAGGTAAAAAACCTCGGAAGAAGAATTGCTTCTTACGGTGCCGCTCGTTTAATAGATAGACCCAATCTTGGTGGTCGTTCTCGCAGGGGTGGCAAGCGCGGATTTGGCGTTCCGGAGGGCGACCTCAACCCAGATACACGCGTAGACAAAAATAGAAACGGTTTGCTATTCGATGGATTTCCGGGGTGGGAGCAACCAGACCCAACTCCATACGGACCCGGCTCAATGTACAACACAGACGTCACACCAGAACAACGAATAGACAGCGGGAAAATTGGGACAGAGGGAAAGCCAATTGGGGGAGATGGTGCAGTAACGGACCTGGTTAAGCGCCCAGAGGACAAGCCCCAGTTGCGGAGCGGTCCAGCGCGCCCCACCGATGAAAACTTTGTTCAGCCGCTTGATGAAAAACCCAAGCCGCAAAAACCAAAATCAAATGAACAAAGAAGAATTAAATCTGGAAGAAATCTGGCACGACATGGACTCGGCAGGGAACATGAACAAAAATTTGGTGTCAGCAGAGATGAAAAACAAAGAAGAGAAGATTTTGACAAAATAGTTCAAAATTGGATTGATTCAGGGTTCAATTGGGAACAATCACCAAGAAGTTCATCTGACAAAAAAGTTTCAGAAAATTATCTTCGTGGTAAAGAAATGGGGAGAAATCAAGCTCGAGTTGCATGGAGGGGAACTAATAGGGGGAGCGGAAAGCGACCGGAAGGTTTCAATGAAAAAAATAAATCGAGCAAAGAGTATGCAGACTGGTTTTTTATGTATGCCGGTCACCTTGGAAATTTTGCACGAGCTCTAGATTCGAAAAAAATAAAAAACAGAGAAGAATATGATAAGGGAATAAAAAAGGGAATATCTGAACATTTTGCAGACAAGCTTCCAGATACTTCAAGTTGGGATATTGATAAAACAAAAAAATACAACAACTGGCTAAATGAATTCGGATATGAAACAAATGTTTCCGACGGAAGGCTTTCCTCCGGTGATTTGCGCGAACGAACCGCCAGGGGGGGACAAACAAAAATTGAAGGATTGGATGGGGGTTTTGACCCCGACAATCCATTTGGCGACGAAAATATGCCATACGACTTGGGCTTTGATGTATACGACAAAATAATTGAAGAATTCCTGGGAGAGGAAACTCCGAAGAAATTTAGGCCAAAACAAGACGAACCGCAAGCCTGGAGTGATGAGGAAATATATCGAAGAAGAATGAGCGGTGCAACCCTACAGGAGGTTGCCGATATTCTCGGCTGGAGTCGCCAGGAAGTTAGACAAGCAGAACAAAGACACATGTACTTCTTGCGAAGCGGCAAAAAAATCGAAAGACCAAAAAGACTTAATAAATTGAGAAAACGAAGAAAAGAAAATAAGGAAAAAGTAAAAGCATTAAAAGAAAAACAAAAAGCGGAAAAAGAAAAAGAAAAAACAGAAAGAATCGCCAAAGAAAAAGAAGAAGCAGAAAGAATCGCTCAAGAAAAATTAGACAGAGAAGAAAATCGCGGACGCCTTTCCTCTGGTGGAAATGAAAAATTAGATAACGCAGGGCCGGTTGGTCACGTACTCAGCCAGGTTTCCCCTCGGAGAGCAGAAAGACTTTCTTCTGGGGCCAATCTAAATGAAGCTGAATTGGAAAAATATTATGACAACATGAAGTTTCAAATTCTTTCTTCAATACAGGAAGCATTAAAAAATCCGGATTTGAAATTTGATAGACCATGGGCGCGCACTGACAATTATGCAAGAAACCCAACAAACAAAAGACGAAACGTAGCGGGAAGGGCATACGAGGGCAGCGGACAGTTAATTTTGTCCATGAAAGGTTTCACGCAAAAATACCCAGTGGCAAAATGGGCTGGGGCAAAGCAGTGGAAAGAAATTGGCGGGAGAATCAGAAAAGGCGAAGCACCAACATGGATTCTTGCCCCAACAATAAAAAACGGGAGAAGAACTGGCGAGTTCCACATGACGGCGGTGTACAACATTGCCCAAGTGGAAGGATTGCCACAGGCAATGTACAAGGCAATGCCAGATGTGATTTCAGAAGAACAAAGAGTACAAAACGTTCAAAATATAATTAACGAAATCGGGCCAGTTGTTGAAGAAGGAAATTTCGGAGGTGCATTCTTCAATAACACAAGAGATACCATATTCATGCCTAAATTCGGACAATTTGATAGCGCTGTTGATTATTACGCCACTTTGATGCACGAGATAACACACTGGACCGGCCACGAATCAAGACTTAGACGGAAAAAGGGGAAAATGACAGCTCCGGAGTTTTCCGACGAATTCAGGCAGTATGCGTTTGAGGAATTAATTGCTGAAATCGGCTCTTCTTTGATAATGGGAATGCTCGGAATAACGCACAAATTCAGACAAGACCATGGAACATATCTAAAAGAATGGGCAAGCCAATTGAGCACGGACCCAACCGCAATTAGGAGAGCAATGGTTGAAGCACAAAAAGCTGTTAACTATGTCCTAAATCGCTCCGCGACGCTCAGAAGACTTGGTGGTTTTGAACCCGACGAAAGAAGAAGCGAAGGTGACCTCAAGTATGAAATTCCACTTATTGAGGGAATGGTTGATTCTCCTTCGGTGCCCAGGGGTGGGGTTATTCGCGGAACATTTGAACAAATAGATGATGACGATTCAAGACTTTCATCCGGGAAAATAGAAGATTTTGCAACTCGACCACACAAAGCTGGAAAAACGCACAAGATAGGAACAAGAGGCTGGAGCGCAATAGATAGACAAAACGGCGATAGAGAGGTTTATCACTATTCGACAATGATGGGAATCATACGAGGCAATGAATACTTTGAAATTTCAAAGGGCTGGGACTCCACATCAGACAAACAGGGAATAAATAAAATACTCAAAGCTCTGGGGCAAAAGGAACCAAGAAGAGCAGCAGAACTAGAAATTACAAACAGGCTCAACTCTGGCAAGATAGAAGATTTTGCAAACAGACCACACGTCCCCAGCAGGCGAATAAAAGCAGGTAGCGGTGGGGCCTGGAGCTCTTTTGATTTGGCAAATGGTGATAGGGAAATTTACCACTACTCAACAAAAATGGGTTTTATACGAAACGGAGCATTTTACCAAGAATCCGATGGGTGGGGTTCTGTTTCCGACAAACAGGGAATAAATAAAATACTTAGAGCTTTGGGGCAAAAAAATGCCATAAGAGTTCAACAAATTGCAAACCTAAATACAGACGATGATGACAGATTTGTATCTTTGCCGAAAAAAGATGAAAATGGAAAAGTAATAGACGCAACTGGGAGACTTTCGAGCGGCGGGGGAATCATAAACTCCGTAAAAAACCCCAAAGATAAAGACAAACAAATCAAAAGAACAGAAGACGTTTCATTTCAACTTGCTCACCAGCTTCCAAATGAGCCCACCCAGCAGCAAAAAGATATTATCGAAACTGCAATGATGGCCATAACCGGAAAATTGCGACCATATAAAAATAAACAGGGAAGAATGGTGTACCCGGTCATATCCGTCCAAGCCGCAGCGGGAACGGGAAAAACAACAACACTCAAATGGCTTGCTAGAACATTAGACGATTTGTTTAATTTGGAAATTGGAAACGAAGCAGAAAGAAAAGAAAAATTAAGTTTTCTATCGCAAAGATTTGATGTTGATTTTTCGAAAATGACCGATGAGCAAATAAAAAAGACAGTCGAAAGCTTAAAGGATAAGTATGGTTCTAAATCACTTTATTACGCCGTATTCAACGTAAAAAACCAAGAAGAGGCCGAAGCTGTTTTTCCACAAAATACCGGCGTAGCTACGCTCGACAAATTGGCACGATGGGGCGTGATGATGGGTGCTGCAAACGAAAAGTTTGGAGACCATATTGCAAGAAAGCTTACGGCAGCTGGGGCGAGAGTCGACAGGGCGAGAGATTTTGATGACCAAGGAAAACCGATAGGCGGCGCTGTAACCACACTCAAAAACGATGGAACACCATATCAATTCACTTATGTCGACTACGCAACTGGCGAAAGAAAACAAACAGGGCCACACCCAACAGCAAAATTGCCAGACGGTTCACCCGCTGGGCAAAAGCCAACACTTGAACACACGGGATTAATAACTCTAGAAACAACAGATGATTTCCTGCGATTTCTAAAATTACAACCAGATTCAA